CCATATCAATTTTATCTACAATATCATCTAGATCTATTTCTTCAACAACATTAGAAGCTAATGTGCCAAGATCTAGTTCATTATAAACTCTAGATGTTAATTTTTCATAATCTATTGGTGCTAATAGTGCAATATCTTTTGTTGGAATTGATATTGTAACTTCTACTTTTTCTTCTTCGTTTATGTTTGTCATATTCTTTCTCCTTTGTTGTTTTTATTTATTGTAATAATCTTCTTTGTATTCTTCTAACACACTTACTACATAACGATAAATTGGTGATGTTTCGTTAACTTTTCTTTTTGCCCCATCAAACCAATCTTGAAAATGATAATATACATCTATAATTTCATTATAAGTATCGGTAATAACTTCAATAAAAGAAGCAGGCCCACCTGTTGACAAATGTATTCTATATGATTTGCGAATATCCGTTCCTAATGGATATTCAAAAAGATCAGTATCAACAATATCATTGTTATTAATATATCTTAACAATTCTACATCATCTGCATCTTCATCATCTAAATCATTTTGTTCATTAAATGCTACAGTTAGCAATGCTCTAATATGCTGTTCTGTATGTTGCATATTTTCATCAATGCGCTCTTCGCAAGTTTGTTGTTTACTCATATATTCTCCTTTATTTTGTTTATAAATCGTGTATTTCAGTTGTTAACTTATCTAAATCATCTGGAGAACTAACGCGCCGTATTTCTTTATCTATTAAATTAAACAAAGATTTTATGTCTTCAGCAAACAATAAAAATGTTTTAATTTGTGCTAAATATTCAATTTCAAAATTATCAGAATAATATTGAAGTGGTTTTACTTTGTCTGACGAGCTTTCATTTGTTTTATTATATAGCATAGGTTGCGCCCAACCATCACTTTTACCTACTGGATAACAAGTAGCATATCCATAAGATATAGCAATTTTACTTGCTTTCCACCAAAAAACTTTTTTAATAATTTCATCAAACGCTTCTAATTCTTCTTCATTTAAGCTGTTAATAAAATTTTGATTTAAATGTGGGTAACGCCATTTAACATTAATTGCTAAAGTTCCGTCTTGACGAAGATATTTATTTTCATCAATTAAATTTTTAGGTGTATTAAAATACATTACACTCAATGCATTTGCAGCAATAGTCATTATTTTACCTTTCGTTATTAATTTTACAGTTCTTCCCATATTCTTTTATAATGAGAAACTTCATCTTTATTGTTAACAAGATAAAGAGAAATCACTTCTTTTCTTAATTTACTATCATCACTACCTAAATATGGATAAGTTAATTGAATAGCATATTTATGTTTTTTTGACAACTTTAATGATTGAATAAGTTTATTATTAGAATCAAGAATGTTGTAATCTGTTTTTAGATAGTCTTTAATTGAACCAATATAAACATATTTAAAATATTTATTTGGAACAGGTCTTGGTGTAAATCCTTCATTTTCTTTATCATTAGCAATTAACCACATTCTTTCTAAATGAATAATATATTCACCATCTTCTGTAGTTTTAAATTTAGTTAAAGCGCTCATAATCCCCTTATTTCTCTTTGCTTTTCTTTTGTTTTTTGCCTTTTAAATAACCATTTAGAGTTTTATTAATATTTACTTCATCTAACGCCCCTAATTCGTTTTCCCACATTGCGAAATCTAAATTCATATCTAAATCTAAATTCCAATCAAATGGTTCTATTTTTTCGTAATTGTTTCTATTATTTTCAAATAACATATAATCAATCCTTTTGCTCTAATAAATCTGCTCTAACATTTAATGTTTTTAGTTCTGATTTCTTAACCCAGAAATAATTACATTTGTGTAATAATGCCGGGGTATATTCTTTTCGGAATTCTCTTTGCATAAGATCAATTCCTATTTTTTGGCATTGATCATTTAAACAATAATCGTAGCCAGCTTCTTTTCTTTCATCTATATAGTCAGATGAACAATAAATACATATAGCCATATGTAGCACTTTTTACTTATTTTGATTGCGAATGATAGTATGAAATGCGGCATCTCTTTCTTTATATGTTAATTTAGACATAACATATGTTGCTTGTGTATCACTTAATTTGTGATAATGAGTATAGATTTTTTTCTCACTATCATAATTGCCGCCTGTAAGTTGATCAATTCTTATATTCATTTTTTTCTCCTTGTTTAAGTAGTTGACATATTTGTATTATTTTTTTTGTTGTTTTACTGTCTTTGTTATTAATCATTAGATTTCTTAAAATCCAATTGTAATCTTTACTTCTTAATGCTGGAATTTTAACTTGACTTGATAATTTATCAAGTTCATTTAATAACAAATGTCTTGTATAATTGTCCATTTATTTACCTCATTGAAATTAATTTAGTAGCAATATTGTGTTTAATTATTTTTTGTTGTTGATCATAATTGTTTTTGTATTTAACAATTAATTCTTTAAGTTGGTCAATGTTTTCTCTTGTAGGATTTTCTGTATAACCATCAATAACAACAACAATATCTGCTTCTAACAAAGAAACAACTAATGTAATTTGTTCGTGTTGAGGTAAATGTTTAAACAATTTTTGTTCTGCCAAATCAAATAATTTATTATTGCGGCTTTTACGAAATGCTTTTATTCTCAACAAAGATTTCATAAATTCTATTTCTTCTGTTGTATTATATGTTTCAAGAGAAACATCAAATGTTGTATAAATAATTTCTTTCTTAGAACGCAAGAGATTATGTATATCTTTAAGATTAACTTTTTTACTTGTTCCATTTGATGGAATATAATTACTATAATCAACAATTACTTTGTCAGATTTTAGTAATTTGTGTTCAATATCTTTAAGATTAATTTTTGTCATAATTTTCCCCTTTGTTATTTTAATAGATGAGATGGATGTATATGCGAATTACTATTTACAACTTTTGCGCGTTGTTTTCTTTTTGGACCAAATACTCGTTTAGAATAATCAGAACCATCAGGATAAACTATTTCTATTCCTTGTTCTTGTAATTCTATTTGTCGCATAATAGACAATATATCTGCGGCATTAAATTCATAATCTTTGTCTGTAATAACACACATAATTGTTTCGTAAGTAGTATGATAGTATTTGAATTTAACTACACTACCATAATTTATGTTGTTATCAACAATTTCTAGGTTGATGAGTTTATTTTCTTTATCAGAGAACTCATCTTTATATTGTTTATTATCTGATACTAATGACACTACAAAGCCCTTTCTCTTTGCGTTTATTATTTTTTTTATTATATTATTTAATAGGCGAATGAAATAAAGTTAGAAATCGCCCATTTGGTAAAGACTATCACACACGAATTGCTATGTCAAATTGAGATAAAACATATTTTTTGATGGGAAAATTGATCGGGGCATTAATGGGACAGTTAATTGGACTATACTAAAGGCTTTAATATAGGCTATATTAAACCCGGCCATATAGCGCGATATTAAAGTTTTTAATAAAGACTATATTTGCGGCAACGGTTATGAACTCAATATAGTAAAAAATTTAGCATATGTTTGCAGCACATATAGTGACTATAATAAATGGAACAATATAGGAACTACCCGTATATTAATGTTTTTTTATATAAAATTGAGTATGCGTTTTTCAACCATACACATTGTATACACATTTTCCAATTTTCTAATCAGTTTTAGATTTGTCAACATATGTAGATACTTTATCTAGATAAGTTACCATAGACCCTGCAAATTCCATTCTTCCAATATGTTTTAATCTAATTGAAGGATCAACCCAAACTGAGCCACCTATGTCTTGCCAATATCTACAGAACCCATAATCTTCAGATAAAAATCTTCTTAGATGATTATCAATGTAAGAATTAAAAAATGCGTATGTCCATTTTTGCTCTTCTTCATTTAAAGAACTAGTGTCATCGTTATATTTTAGATGAGGATATTCTTTTATCATTTTAAGGAATGCATTTCTAGAAATAAGCATAAACCCAGTGCCGGCATCAAATATTTCTAATGCCCCATTTTTAATATTAACGGTATGAGTTGTTTTGTCTTTTATTGGATTTACTACCCACCTAACACTGTTTTCAAGTAAATCTTCAGATTTAATTCCATTCTTGACACTTTCCACTACTGAATCCCAATTAATAGATTTAATTGGATAAGCGGCAGTCATAACTTCTTGTTTATGCCACAATAATTTAATAATATCTTCTGGCTCAAATCCAATGTCTGCATCAATAAACATAAGATGAGTCAATTGTTCTTGTGCAAGAAATTTTGCAGCCATATTATTTCTTGCCCTACTAATTAATGAATCAGTAATTGTTGATACTGCAAATTTAATGTTACGATTTCTAAAATACATAATTGTTTTAATAAGCGACATCATAGTTGGTTCACTTATTAAGCGATCATAACAAGGTATCGCAAATAAAATATTCCATTTACTAAATTCTTCTTGAGTAATTTCTATTGGGATTTGTGTATTTTTATCTGTCATAATGTTTATTATACTACATAAAAACGGGCTAGATCTCTCTAGCCCGTTGTTATGTTTAAGTAATATATAATTATTTCTTACCGGCAGTTGCGGTTCTCTTGGTCTGGGCATTATTTTTATTTGCGTTTTTGGCATTCTCAATTTTTGAAGAATTTACAACTCTGAAATACAAAGTTGAGTTTGTCTTGTCAAAATGAATTTGCACATTCAAATTCAGCCTTTTGGCTTGTGCCCGAATTCTTTGTTGCATTGAATTGTATTTTTTACCAAACTCAATGTTGTTAATTGAATATGGCTTTCCATTTTTGCTTGACAGCAGCAATGTATCAATAATATTTTTCAATTCTTCAGACACTCTGCCTGACCGTGAAATTACTGGGAAATTACTTGCTTCTTTGATTTGCATTTTGTTCTCCTGTAGTTAGTTTTGTTATTAAGCCTTTTGGCTTGGTTAAGAACACTAGCAACAAAATTGGTAGCCAACAACCTTTTTAATAAATTTTTTTTTAATTATTTAAAGAAGCTGACAAGCATTTTTCTAATTGAGCTGCCAAAACTGCATTTTGAAATGTAAGTTCAGATATCTTTTCTAACAGTTTTTTAACAATAACATTGGCATCAACTGCATTGATATCTTTTACAAGTTCTGCATCCATAATCCCTCCTCTTCCAATCTTACATTTGTTTGTGAATATCCCGGCGTAAATTGTCTCAAATTATAATCGTATTTTGACACAGATTTCATTTCATGAATATCATCATCAATTGGTGTATTATCGCCCCATATTTCAATTTCAACCTCTGTTTCTATTGACATGTTTTCTACCGCATTAAAAACAGATCCAGCCAATGCATCTGCTAAATCTTTAGAACCAGAACTTGGGTGATCAATTCTATTATTAGAAAACAATCTTAATTTTAATAATTCTTCTTCTACTAAGGTTTCATTCCAATAACCTCTTAAGCGAGTATCATAGATCGAAGTCATTAATGTATCATAATCAGTTTTTTTGACACTATGAAAATCAGCATTAATTCCCAAAGATCTTAAACTTTGAATCATCTCTATAGATTGCCACCTATCAAATGTTACTTTAACAACATCAAATTTTCTACAAAGATCAACAATCAATTGTCTTACTGAAGCAAAATTAATTTCTTCACCGGGAGCCGCTTTCCAGGAATGTACTAAATCAACATTAATTATTGGAAGATTTTCTACGCCGACAGATGTTTTAATTTCTTTAAAACCAGAGCAATGAGACATACACAATGCAGTTCTATCTCTTTTAAAACCTAAATCTACATGAATAAAACGCCTATGATTATCTGTATTATTAAACCATTTATGAAACCGCCCTTCATCATCAATTGGATCATCAGCATACATAAATGCTTTTCTTACTTTATCTTCATCTCTAAAATAAGCATCTTCCATAGTTGGTGGTTCACATTCAAACCTAGATGCAGCTTCAATTGGATTTCTAATATATTCTGATTCTAACTGTTCTCTTTTAATTGTAGGATTTACTTCCCATGTTGCTGCTTTTATTGACCAAGTTTTTGGCTCTTTTTTATCCCTAGAATTAAAATATCTTTGTTGAATAAAGTCTCCCTTATATCTGGGAAATGACAATAAAATAACTTTCCCAATATCCGGGAAACGAGACATAACAGATAATTTACTCATATTATATATTGCAGAAGCAGAGCCTTTTGCTCTCAAATCTCCTTTCAATTCACTATCTGTTTTAAATGCTGATATTTCATCCAATATTACTGATAATACTTCATAACCTTCCCAACCTTCACTTTCAGAGTGGCCAGAAAATAGTCTTACTGGTCTAGAAAAGAAAAATATTTCTGATACTCTTGGTTCAAACCCAACATTATTAAAATAAGGGGAGCCAAGTAATAAATTTTTTAATGGTTCAAAAAATACTCTTTGAGCCTGCTGCGCATTTACAGCGAGATTTAATAGGTCTATATAAACACCATGAGCTTTACCAAAATAACCCAGGGGGTCTCTCAAACAATGTAATAAATAAACAGTATATGCCATTGATATGCGAGCACAATGATCTTTGCCGGAGCCTTTGCCAAGCATGCAAATAACTTCGTTGTCTGTATATTTATCATAATAATCAGCACCTTCTTTTTTACCAAGAATTTTTTGTAAGGTTGTTTTTTTGAAAATTTGGGTGCTATGCTTTACTATTTCAAGCTGAATATCGGAGAGAGGAGGCAAGCCTAAATAATGTTTATTTTCAACAAAAGTAGGAATATCTACAGGATTTTCCATAAGTTCATCTTGTCTCAACAATCTATCAAAATCATTAAATTCAAGGTTGATACCAACGAAGTCAGACATTGTTTAAATTCCTCCCGTCACCGCAAAAATATCGTTCTCAAATTCTGGCCGATTTTACGCCAGTCATAGCAACAACACGGTCTCAAATTCTGGCCCAGTTGGCCCTTAAATGTCAAAAAAGTAGGTCTCAAATTATGAGCCTTCCTGAACGACATCCATTTGTTTACCTGTCATTATTTCAAATGCAATTTCTAATTCCTTCCTAACCTCTTCAGCAATTGCTGGGTGTTTTGAAATTACATCTCTTAATATTTTTGATAAGATTTGATTAACATTTTCTGCTTTTTGCATTCTGGCAATGTATTCTCCGTCAGTTTGATTCCCGCCCATTAATTTATGGAGTTGAGCCTTTTTTGTAGCAATTTCCCCAGCAAGCTTAATCGCTTGAATTCTGGCTGCAACCATACCGTTATCTGTTGCAATATTAATTGTTTCCCACGCTTCTTTACTTAATTCATCAAATTCAGTCAAAGCTTTTATTGTATTGTATTGAACTTTTTCTAGAAAATACGGATCTTCATCAATCATTTGATTTAAAATCAATTTATATTCTTGTATGTAATCTTTTACTTCGTTATGAGTAAGAGTCATCAAGGATGAAATTTCTCTAATTGAATAACCTTTTACATGCAAGATACCGACTTTTTCTACATCTTGAAT